TGCTTCTATTTCATCTTGTTTGGCATATGGAAAACATTCTGCTAGTAGTTTGTCTATGCCAGTTTTTTTGCCTTTGCCTTTAGGTGCTTTTACCCAAGGATGGAACATTTTCTTTTTAATACCTGCTAGTGATAACAGTTTCCAAAACAATTCTGAATCACCTTCATGCTTTTGTGTTATACCAAAATGTTTGTTAGCAAAATCATTTACAGATAATATGTAGTGTTCTTTAAATGCTTTTTGTCCTTGAACATTGCTGGTAAACCGCATTGCCGTGTAAGGTGAAAATGTTTTCTTTTCTTCTTCATCTAAAGTGCTGTACCATTTTGAATTTGACATGTCAATGTTATACAACATTTGATTTAGATTTATTTTTTTAGTAGTGGTTGCCACTATACAATTTCCTCAACTATACCAAGTACTTCTGCTAGTATTAGTAGTATACCACACATGGTTAAATCACCTAGTACTAGCCAAACACCAGCACCCATTCTTAATCCGCTTTTAAACATTGACACCCAAAAATGGCCACGTCCTGGATCTTTTGTTGCTATTTTCATATTAAATCTCCTACCTGCATTACATCAGGAATTTGGTTTAGTTCTTTTGCAAAGTAAACACAATTAGGCTTATCACCTGTTGTTAATGGCATAGTTAATATGTGTCCGTTTTTTAACTTTGGAAAAAACCATTTTACTTCTTGAAACACATTTATTATTTTAACTTCTTTAAAGTCATGTGTATAGCCTGAAAATGGATTATACACAAATGTTTCAAAACCTCTATCATTTAAACTGGTTAACGGAACCATTTCACATTGCCCCATTTCTTTTTCACCAATCATTATACTCCAGTCCATAGGCATTTCTAGTGTTTGCCCGCCAATATCAAGTATCACTGCTGGTGCATTAAATGACTCTAAAAATATAAGTGGAATATAAAAATAATCTAGTGCTTTTGGATTTGTACAATCTAATACACAGTATTGCAAATCATCTACTTCATTTGGCACTGCATTTAAATTATAGGTATTATTGTCAACTGTTAGTATGTTCATTCTATGTTCACTTTCTCTACTGTATAAGGATAATTTGCTTCTTTGTAAAATTTCTTTCTTGTGGTTAAATGGCGTTTAGAAAATTTACAAGCACTTGTAATATCCCATATTTCTACATGATCTTTGTCTTCTGCTTTTCTAATACCTCTACCAATTGATTGTATAACTCTTACAAAACTTTTACCTGGCTCAATCAATACCAAGTTAAATATTCTTGGCAAGTTAATACCCACTGCCGCCACACCATATGTAGCAATGATTACTTTGTGTTGCTCTGTTGCAACTTCGTCATATTCTTCTTCTCTGTCTTCTAGTTTGGTTCTACCTTGAATAAACACTGAATCAACAATTATATTTTCAAGTGCTTCTCCTGTTTTAATTCTATCAACTAGAATAAGTGTGTTTCCTTCTGCTCTCATTGTGTCAACTAGATCAGCAATGAAATTTAATCTTGTTTCGTTGGTAACTAAAAATGTTTGTTCACTTGCATAGTTTGAAAAAGCATTTGTTTCTTGTGTTTGTACTACATTTACATGACAATTTGCAAGTACACCTTTGTTTTGTAATTCACTTGCTGATAATCTATTAATAACTTCACCTAAACTTGCCTGTAGTGATGCTTGTTCGTAATCTTCTTTTGGAATAGTACCTGTTAGTCCCCAGCGAATAGGAACACTAGCAAACGGACCTGTTAACAGTGTTTTAAGTACATCTGCTTTGGCTTGATGCACTTCATCTACCATAACACACACTACATCTTCTAAAAAATCACCTATGTTAACATCTGCTTCAAACTTTTTAGTTTTTTTCAGCATGTTGTTCAAGCTCTGCCAAGTACAAACTGTGTGCTGTTTGTCATATTCTTTTCTTTCACCATAATACACTCCAACATCTAATCCAAGTGTTTTGTAATCTGCTTCTGTTTGTGTTACCAATGATTTATTTGGTACAATCACAATTGATCTTCCATATGGTTCAACCAGTTGTGAAAGAGTTGCTGTAATAATTGTTTTACCAGCACCAGTGGCTATTTCTTGTAGGCACTGAGGATTTTCTAAAAACTTGTTTATAGTTTGTACTTGATAATCCCTTAAAACAATTGGTTGACCTGCTTGTGGATGTTTAGGCCCCCATGTTTTTTCAAAGTGTAGACTTTCATCTATTTGTGGAAAATTAAACTCATGCTGTTGCCTGTGATCTTCTATTTCAATTTCATAATCTTGATCTTCAATTATAGGCAATATTCTATCCAATAAATTTAAATATGTCCTTCCTCCTATGTCACAGAAACGAATGTTACCATCCCATCTACCCAATTTATAAGCAGGAAGATGAAATGCATATGGTAAAAAGAACTTTAGTTTATCTGAAATTTTACGTCTTGTGATAACATCAAGTCCTTCAAACTTCACATTAACTTCATCTCTAATAATTAGTTTTGCTATTTTAGACATACTAGTATAATAACTTATTTCAATACAAAATGCAAGAGGTTACTTATTTTTGTAAATAATTTGGCCATTAATATCAACTGGTAGTTTTTGATAATATCCATCTTTGTGAATTTCAACAATGATTTTACGCAACTGGTTGGTGTACTTTTCTCCTAGTTCACTCCAAGCAACTAAAAAACGAGCCAGTGTAGTAGCATTAGTATATCCATACATGCGTAATTCCCAAATTCTTGCATATCTAAATTCTTCGTATGCAGGATGATTGTTTAATATTTGTATGTAATCTTTTATACAATCACACATGTCTGTGTACTTTCTTACACCCCATGGAGCATTTGGTCTTTTCTTTGCTTTTAAATGCGGAACATTTTCTAAATCCCAAGTTCTAATTCCAAAGTAGTTGTTGCCTTCTTTGGCAAAACGAGATGTTCCCCAAGCACTTTCATAAGCGGCCATGGCCACAATTAAATCAAATGGTACCTGAAGGTCTAAAGGATATGTTTTGTAATTAGAATATAATTCTTCTACACAATTAAAAATTTTAAATACAAATTTTTCTTTATTTGAAAGTGTCTCTGCTGGTGATTTTGTAAAGATTACAAATAAAGATACTACTGTTAAAAATACACTAATACGTAACTTGTTCATGATTAAGTATAACATATTTACCTGTTTTGTCAAGGCATATTTGACTAAATAATAGTATGAAAATCAACGATCTTATAAGCGAATGGAAGGGCAAAGTGCCAACTTCTGTGTGCAAAAGTGATAGAAAACTTGGTGCATCTGATGAGGCCAGTTGTAAATCACAAGGTCTACGTTCTAGAGATAGTGGTAAAAAATACGATGGTAAAACTCTAAGAGGACGTAAAGTACGTGGCCAGAAATATGGTGGGCCTCTTAAAGATTATTCTTAGATTTATTTTTTAACTTATACAATTCTTCATTAAGTTCTTTTACTCTTTTATACAAAGAATATTTTTCTTTAACTTCATCTGCTACAGTTTTTTTTAATTGATTAATTTGATCATCTTTTGCTAATAATGATCTACGCATCTGCTCCATAGGATCAAGTTCATGATTTTTAAATGCATATTGCTTTGTTTTATCTCGTGTTTTTGCTGTATAGTTCTGCGTCATCTAATCCTGCTACCCTTAATTTAACAATGTTGTTGATTTGAAATTGTTTAGCATCAATGGCTTTTAACAAGCCTAAATATTTGTTACGCACAAGAGCAAATTCATTTATAAGTTGGCTCATAGTAACAACCTCGTCTTCACCATCAATATATTTTTCAGCATCTCTTGATGTTAAAGCTCTTTGGTATGCTTCTAAAAACTTTTTATAATGTTTTGCTCTCGTTCTACGTAATTCTATATTAAGATGCTCTAGTATGGCTTCAATTTCTTGTAATTGATTAAATCTATGCTCAACTACACCAGGTATTTGCGAAGCATTACGTTCAATATTACCTACTAGTCCTGCTTCTACCCTGGCTTCTTCTAGTTCTTTTAGATAATGATCAATACAATCAGGCAATCTGCCTAGATCTTTTGAAACTAGTCCATACCAATTAATCATTAATAATCCTCATCATCATAAGAATCATCATCCTCATTTTCTTCTATTTCTCCAAACACTTCTTTGTATGCTTGATGTAAATGTGTTGAATGAGAGAATACTTCTTGCCACTCTGGCTCTTCTGCTCCATACTCATCAATTAAATTTACATAGGCAATGGCCGCATCAAGTCTGTCTTTAGAAGGAATATAGTTTTTAAGTTTACTCCATGCTTCAATTAACACTTGGATATCGTCTGTCATTGTTGCCTTTCTATGCTTCTGCTTCTGCTTCAGCAGTCTCCTTTGTTTCAGCAACTTCATTAGTACCTGTAGTACCCCACTCAGCCATGATTAGATCAAGATTTTCACCTGTCCAATCTTTTCTGTAGTGTTTGTGTTCTTTGCCAAAACGGTCTACATATTTAAGCCTGTTACCATCTTTGACCAATAGTCCTTTTTTCTCACAAAGATCAACTAACCCACTATAAGGATCCATTCCTGCTTCATAAGGAATTTTAACCTGTACACTTTCAAACGGTTTGTTAAATCTTGTTTTCATTACTTTTACTGCTGATCTAATACCAGTAACATCAGATATTTTGTTTCCACTCTCGTCTTCTTTGAGTTTTAGTTTTTTCATAGCAACCACAACTGAACTTGCATACACAAATCCTTGTCCGCCACTAATTTTATCATCTGGGTCAAACATATCTTGTGATGCATACGTGTGGTTAGTTGCTACCAACCCAATGTTTAGTTCTGCAAACATATTCACACAATTTCTAATAAGTGCTGTAAGTGCCTTAGGTTTTCTACCCATGTCACCTTTTAAATCACCCTTGTCAAATTGGTCTTTGTCTGTTTGTGTTAACAACATACCTAAACTATCTATTACAAACATTACTTTTGGTCTTTCACTTTGTTCTAAAGAACCATAGTCTGCTCTGTAATTTGTTACAAACTCAGAAATAGTTTTTGCTACATCATCAATCATTGCAACATTAATACGCATTAATTTATCTGGTGATGTATCTACATTAAGTGCTTGTAACCATCTTTCATCTAATGCATTTTCAGAATCAAACACAATACAAAATATACCTTGATCCTGTGCATTTTTAATAATGTTACCTGATGCAATCAAACTCTTACCAGAACCTGATTCACCTGCTAACATTGTTACACGACCTAGCGGAACACCTTTGTTAAAGTCACCACTAATCAAATAGTTTAGTGTGTAATTACCTGTTGAAATCCATGTGTCTGGATCAGATTCAAAGCCAACAGATATACCACCAATACTTTTTGTTACTGACTTTCTAAATTTACTTACGTCAAATGGTCTTACCATAATATCTCCTTGTCTGCAATAGTGCATAGTTGCCTACGCACTATTACTATATACGATTTTATTTGCTTTGTCTAGCTCTGATCATTGCCAAAATATCATCTGCTGATGCTTTTGACTTATCTTCAGTTGCTGTTGCTGTAGCAGTTGCCACTTCTGGCTGTGCCACTGGTGCTTCTGTAACTGGTGCCGCAGGTGCTGGTGCTTCTGCCTGTGGAGCAGGAGCAGGTGTTGCCACTGGTGCTGTTTCAGTTGCAGTCGTAGTTGTTGATGCACTTGGCGAAGCCGCCATGCCAGCTGGTCTGTAATACTGACCAAATCTGCTTTCATCATACAACTCACCGTCAACAGATGCTTTGAACATTTCTGCAATAATTTTTACTTCTTCTGCAGAAGGTTTTTTAGGAAGATAATCACTTAAATTATGCAAACCATTTGTGTCAATTGCTGATTTTTCACTATCGCTTAGTGCTCTATCTTTGAACGACCAAGTTGAAGTTGAATAATCTGCGTATCCACCTTTTTGCGTTTTGGTTAATTTAAAGTCTCTACCTTTTTCAATATCAGTTGGCAGGTCTTCCATGTCTGGATTCATCAATGCTGATCTAATAATGTTGTAGATTGACGGATTAATTACAAAACGTCTAATTGGATTCTCTGGTGTTGAATCTTCTTCAAGTGGAGAGTTAACAACAAAACCTTGGAAGATATAACTTCTTTTCTTCCAATACTTACGACCCATGTCTTCTAAACTTGGATCTTTAAACCATGGACGAATTTCACTTAGTACTGGACATGGTTCTCCCCACATCTCCATACAAGGAACTTGTACTGTGGTTGGTTTTGCTTCAGACTGACCTTTGATACCAGCAAATGGTAATCTAATCATTTGTCTTTCAACCCAAAAGAAAGTGTTTTCTGGATCTTTGTCTGCTAAAAATCTTAGTGTTGCTGTTGTGCCTTCAGGAATGTTCCAGAACGGATAAATTGCGTTGTCGCCTCCTGAACTATTTGGTGAACGTTTTACTTCTTGTTCTTGAAGTTTTGCTCTAATTTCTGCTAGAGTTGCCATAGTATTTTCTCCTATATTAGCCTATATTAGCCTATGTTAGTATATGTTAGCCTATAATTAAATAATGCTTTGCTTAACATTATCTACTATTATATTTATTATCTTTTGATTTGTCAAGCGATTTTTAGGAGAATTTTATCTAAATTTTAAAAGAAATATTAAAGACCTGCTAGATCTTTGATTCTTTGGATGTCTTCGTTGCTTGTTTCCATTTCATCAGCAATTTTGTTTAACCATTCTGGTTCTGATGGATGTCTATCACCATCTGACACATCTGCATAACCAATACTGTCTGCTTCTTTTCTCAGCATTGCAACAATTTCTTCTGTTGATTTGCCAGCATACTCACTTGTTGGATCTTTGATATCATCAAGCACAGCATCTCTGTA